AATCCACTAGAACAACTAATGGAGGAGTTTTTGAACCTTATTCATATAAGAAAACATCAATGGATACAACTGGATACTCATCTGGTAAAAAATCTTTTAATGTAAAAACTGAATACGGATATGGAGATAAAACAACCGGCCCAGTAAAGACAGGTCAATCACAAAAAACAATAGGTAGAAGTCAAGTTCCTTCTACTTTAGGTAAAATAAAAAAAGGTTAGTAAACTAGACTATATGCGTCAAACTAAAGACGGTGTAGCTCGAAGGCCAATACTTACTACAGACTGGAAGCCTAACCATGCTGAGTTTGACTACCCAAAATCATTTGTTGATTGGGTTGATAGCATCAACAGCGGCTGGCAGAACAAGATAAGTTTTAAGCCTTTCGATTTATACTGCGAACAAGCTAGGATCTGGTTACAGGATGATACCATGTTAACCGACTTCGACAACGAAGAAGATCAATACAACTGGCTAGCCACAGAGATACAGAAATGTAACGACAACACACTATACTTCTGTAACAAGTACGGTTTCATTAAAGAAGATAAAGCCGAAAACGGTATGCTGCGCTATCAGGCGTGGGATGCACAGAAAGTACTCCTATTCTTATTCGACTGCGGATACTCCATGATGATCGGTAAAGCCCGACAAATTGGTTTTACCACTACGATGTGTCTTGCAGGGATGAAAAGAGTAAACCTCAACAAGTCCTACTTCATTAAATTTGTTACCCACTCCAAAGATAAAGGGGTCGAGATCTTCCGAGATAAAGTAAAGTGGACTTACACTAAGATTCCTGACTATATTGCTCAGGACGTAAAGAACTGGACAGACCAAGTGATGTCATTCGACAAGAAGGGTGACAAGAAAGGTCGTGACGAAGGTGGTGCATCTCGCTTTCAGGTAGATAGTCCTCAGGTAGATGCAATTAACGGGGGTTCGCCATCGGCAGTATTCATCGATGAGATTGGTCTATTCGACATATTCGGTGAGATGATGCGTGAAGGTCGACCTGCTTTATTTAAGTACAACCCGGAAACTGGCAAAATGACCATGCAACAGCAGTTCTTAGCATGGGGTACAGGAGGTGAAATGGACAAAGGGGGCTCTGTATTTGAAGCAGAGTTCAAGATGGCTCTCAGTCAGTGGAGGGATAAAAACTACGAGTATGGAATCATACCATTATTCTTCAACGCCTATGCACGAAGAGGAGTCACAGACGAACACATTAACAACGAACGTAAGGCATACCTTGCATTGGAAGGAACCAAAAAGGGAGAAGTTGCCAAAGTTCAGTTCCACCAGCATTATCCTATCACAATTGACGATATGTTCCTGCGAAAAGCAAGAACGCTCGTTCCGATTCATTACTGTAACGAAAGATTAAGCACCATATACGGCAAAGATGTGCCTATCGAGTACGGTTACTTTGAGCCTATTATGGATATGTCGCAGCCAACACCGGACTTAATCACCGAATATCGTATTACAGGCGCTAGATGGATCAATACATCAGGTAGAGAAGACGTATCCACCACCGCAATGATTGTACATCACCCACCAAACGGTGAGATATGGAAGAATCGCTGGTATCAAGGGACTGACCCCATCAACTCAGAGACAGGTCACTCCATGATGTGTAGTGCCATATGGGATTCACTTACTAATTCCGTTTCTTCTGTAGTATTCCATAGGGACCGCAAGTTTAAGTACACTTACCTACAGGTACTTTTACAAAGTCTATACTACGATCAGCAGAAAAGAGGTGGCGTAAAAGAGCTAGTGGAGAATAACATCGGTGATATGCACGTAGACTTCCAAGAGATACACGGATTTAAGAATAAGTTCACCGCAAATACGCAGTTGCCCGAATATTTTCAGACTTATGGTGGGAAATGGTTCGGCATTTCCAACAAAGCTAACACAGCACCGAGGATTATTGCAAAAGTAGAGGAAATGATTGATGCCTACGGCATCAATATAGACGTTCCGTGGATCTGGGAGCAGCTGAAGACCTTTGTGGAGAAAGATTTGAAGAGCTCGACTAGCCACCGCCAAACTAGATACCAAGCTGCGGATACCAGGTATGATTATGATGATGCCATATTTGCTATTGGCTTTGCATATATCAATGCACAGGCACACGCAAGGTATGAGCCTGAGAATATTAAGTCACAGGACAAAGAAACGCACGTAGTCACCAAGTATGTACAGTCAAAAGAAACGAACTACCGTATGAAGTTGGCTAAGGTGGATAAGCGCACAGGTCGCATCCTAAAAATTCTGAACTAAAAACAATTATCTTTGCTATAAAATAATTAGCTATGCCTATCCAACAAAGATCTCAGCTTAAAGGCTTTGGACAAAGTACTAACGAGAAGTACATCGTAGAAGACATTCGTGATTTGGTTGTTTCTGTAAATGCAGGAGCACTTCCTTCTTTTTTAGAGTACGATACAAATAATTCAACCATTTGGAATAATGGAAGTGGAAACGTCTCTTCAAATACCTCATTTGGAAGTGAAGCATTAAACAATAACACAACTGGTTATTCAAATACCGCCATAGGCGCTGAATCACTTTCAAAAATTACTAATGGAAACAGTAATACAGCTGTTGGAAATGGCGCTTTATATAACGCACTTACGCAAACTAATTCTGTCGCTATAGGCACAGGAGCTTTATATGGTGCAACAGGAGGGTCAAAAAATGTAGCCATTGGTTCCGCTTGTTTAAGTGCTCCAGGAAATATACAAGAAACCGTTGCAATTGGATATGGTTGTTTGACACAAACTACAGGATCTGGAAATACAGCTGTTGGTTATTCCGCGGGAATGTCTAATACCACTGGAGGAAGTAATACTTTTTTTGGTAATTTATCAGGTTTGTCTAGCACGGGTTCCGCAAATACTTTTATAGGCGCAACAAGTGGATTCGCTAACACTACTGGAAGTAATAATGTGTTGATAGGAAACAATACTTCCACAGGAAATTTTAATGGAAGTGTTGTTATAGGAAATAGCGCAGCAGCAACAGGTAATAATCAATTTGTAGTTGGTAGCTCTGGAGTTAATGCAGGAGCTGTTACAACAGAAACATTATCAACTACTAAAACATGGTCTGTTATTATTAATGGTGTTGCTCAAAAAATATTATTAGCTTAATTATGGATAAGGAAAAAGCAATTGAAATTCTAGAACAAGCAATAGATGTTGCAACAAGAAAGGGAATTTATAGCCTTCAAGATATGCAAATAATTTTAGAAGCTTTATCTGAAATTAAAAAATAAGTAATCATGGCAATTCAGCAGCGTTCTCAACTCAAAGGCTTTGGTCAGAGTACCAATGAAAAATATATCGTAGAAGACATTCATGATATTGTTACTGAAGTTAACTCAAAACCTTATAAAGTATATACTGCTTTGTTGACGCAGATTGGCGGGAGCGATGTTCAAACTATTACAAACGGTGATTTAACAATAGGTGTTACATATTACATATTGAATGAAGGAGGAGATTGGACAAATGTAGGGGCTCCAAATAATAATTTAGGAACTTATTTTGTAGCAACAGGAACAACTCCAAATACTTGGAATGGTGGTTCGTTAAGATACAACTTAGGTGCACCGGTAGTAACGGTATTGGAAAACACACTTGGAAATGTTTGGTTTACTTATAACGAGTCAGGTACTTATTATATAAATTCAAATGGATTATTTATTCAAAATAAAACTTACCATAATCCTACCAACTACAACCTTCCTAACGACATAACAGAAGGATATAGTCTTACAATTCAAAATTCAAGTGCTGCATTATTTTTAGCATTCCAGGATAATATTTTGCATAACGACTCATTGCAAAACACTCCAATAGAAATCAGAGTATATAATTAAAACTCATTAAGAACTAGGTCTTTATTCAGGCCTAGTTTTTTATTTTCCCATACTATTCCGTATTTATTGTTTACGGCTTGATGATAATCATGTAAAAGGGAAAGGAACAATTTCATCTCTTTCTTGTTTAACATCTTGCAGGACATATTCTTGTACTTAGGGTATTCTTCAAATACGCCTTTGTTCATATTGATCCAGTAAAGATGATATTCTGATTTCTTACGGTGATGCTCAAAGGCAGGATACACGAAAGATTTGAGGATAAAATGCTGAGTCTTATTTTCTAAAACTTGCTTAAGCTTATTGCTTGAATAGGCACTAGATGTGCTCATAGGCATTCCAAATTAGGTCTACTTCATTACTTAAATCAAGTGTTTCAATGACCTTAAAGCTCTCATTCACTTCATTTAACCAACAAATATAGGAATTACCTAATTTAATTTGACAATTTTTCTCAATTATTTTTTTATACACGCCTAGCTGAAGGCTATACTTAACTAACTCACATGAATCAAGTTGAGTAATTGGGCCCCTCATCTTCTTGTTGTAAATTGATTTTGAATCAATCTTCTTGCTAGTCTTGTAGTCCCATATCTGAAGCTCTTTAGCTCTGACGTTGTAGAAAAACTTATCTACCATTCCGCAAATACCTCTTTCTTTGTCTCCTACAACCCATTCCATTTTTACAGGAATAAGTCTACCCTTGGACATAGAGTAAAAATCTTCTACCATCCCCATTAAATTGGCAGAAATTTGATGCACAGGATCTGGAGTATAGCACTTTTGATTGAATCGCATCTCTGCGTACTTGTGTATCTCCGTTCCTACTAATGCGGATCGATCTCTGACATTTTCCCAGCTCTTAAGCACCTCGAACATCTCTAAGCCATGTTTCTTCGCGTAGAGGCTTGCCATGAGCTCCTGATTGAATATAGGCTCAAAGTTTTTAATCATGGTAGTTACCGATACGCACTCAACACCATCGTACAGGTACTTATGCTCATCTTCATGGAAAACAATCCCATTGAACTTATCTAATTTTTCAAATACTTCAAACATTCTGTAGCTCTAATTCTTCCATTAATTCCTCTACCAACTTCTCCGCAATAGCATCGTCTTCAGAATACGGACGGAATCTATTTGCTAGAAAATATTCATACGGAGAGTTTGACGGCATCTCCACCTCGGCAAGTTTATATCCAAGAACCATGTGTTGCTTAGCAAGCTTTGCTGCATCCACAACTGTGTAAACCGATCCCTTCTTAATCCAAGATGATTTAGGGAAGGTACTTGGCATACCGGAATCATTAACGCAAACTACTCTGAAATTGTCCATAGCTAAAAAATAACCCCCCGTAAGATTAGCAGGAAACAGGGGGTATAAAAACCTTTATGAAGAAATGTGCTGAGTTGCTAATCTCGATACAAACCTACGAACCTTTTTTGTATCTACCAAATCTGAGGTGAAAAAAAATTAAAGAAAGAAAAAGAAAAATAAGAAAAGAGAAAAAGAAAAAAAGAAGCAAAAAAAGAAAAAGAGAAAAGAAAAGATTAACTATATATTCGTATATACTACGTATATACTCACATATACTTAATCAAAAAGAAAAAGAAAGAAACCCAAACCCAAAATTTTTTATTAATTTTTTGTCTATATTTGCCGAGTACTATGCACGGTGCATGGTTATTGTTTTAACCACACAGACTTAGGTCGGTGTATAATTTTATTTAAAATGGCAATTACTTTTAAACTCCCGGTAATCAATGCTGATTCTGCATTGTTACTAAACACTCCAGTCGCTGCTTCTGACGTAGTTTTGGCTTCTGGTCGTTTGACAATCAAAGACGAATCAGGCGCTAACGCTTTGATCGTTAAAGCTTCTGACCTTCTTGGTTTCCGCTACACTGCTGGTACTGTTGGTACTGCAAACGTAGTTGATGTTCAGTTGTCTGCTGCTACTTTGGTTGCTAACGGTCTTTACTCATTGACTGTTTCTGCTCCTAACGCTCAAGCTTTCTTCAGTGGTGGTGTTGAAACTAACGCTACATTCCAAGCTCGTACTTACACTTTTGGCGTAGATGCTACTCCAACTGCTGCTGAATTAGCTGCTGGTTTTGTTGCTGAAATCACTGCTGATGTTAACGCTTATTTCTCTGCTACTGTAGTTTCTTCTACAACTGTTCGCATCACAGCTGACAATGCAGGTTTTGGCGGATTGAACGTTGTTGCTCCTGTTGGCGCTACAATCACTGATTCTACTGCATGGGTATCTCCTGCTGGAACTCCATCACAAGTTCTTGCTCAGATCAACAATGCTGGTTTAGTTTCTGCTGCTCTTTACCAAACTTACCAAATTTTCTACCGCAAACCTATCCGTAGCAACATCGTTCTTGAGGTTTACAAGCCGGTTACTGCTTTGGTATACTTGAATGCTACTGTCGCTAGTGGTGAGCCTGCTGCAACTGTTGCAAAATTGACTTCAATCTTGAACGGTTCTTACACTCCAGTTGCTGACTTCTTGGGTTGTCCAGCTGTATAATTAAATTTTAATTATCTTTGTAGGGTAGGCATTAAATTGTCTACCCTATTTTTTATTACTTTTATGGCTGAAAAAGAAGTTGAATTAGTTCTATTCGGGCTAGAAACAGAAAATGACTTGAGGTTAGAGTACCCTGAGTTGGCTGAGATAGACGAGTTTAAAGGACTGAAAGCAAAAGAGGTAAGACTTAGTTGGTTGCTCGGAAATAGAACAAGTCCGATTTACAGATTAAGCAAAAAGGATCGGTTGTCAAAAGCCCTAGAGTTAACCTACGGAAGAGATTACCATATCCGAAAAGACCTTGGCGAGATTATCAGAGGGGAGCTTCCTGACTATATCGTCAATGCCGTCAAGAAAATGGAGTCATTCAATCCTGAGTACAGGTTGAGGGCAAAGTTGATGACGCAATATATGTTTGAAATATTGAACGAAATGATTGTCCTTGACTCTCAAACACTTGCGGCCATGGACATTGATGAAAAGAAAAAGTACACTGACTTAGTTGTCAAGGTTAATGATGAGCTACCGGGTATGATTAAAAACTTAGAATCAGCATACGGAGCCAAGACTGTAGACAAGAAGACTAGGAAGCAAGTGCTTGTTAAAATTAATGATGTATTGAAGTGATATGAGTTATATGTTCAGCACAGGTAGACTTAGACCTAATAAGCTACAAGGAAAAAAGGATAAGGACTACCACAAGGAATATGCGAAGTACTGTCTTGCTATTATGAGCAATTACATCTATCGCAGATATATCAACAAGTGCTTGATCAACTGGTCATTCTTCAAAGGACAGGATGGTCAGTGGATTTTTGAAGAGGACATTGAAGCATTCTTTTTGGATGAATCAGGAGATGTTCGTAACCGACTCAAATGGACAAAGAACGTTATTAAGCCAATGGTACAGCAGTACGTTGGTAATGCTATTCGTTTATCATACGATGCTCGTGCTAACTGCGTATCTGATTTTGTAATCAACAAGCGTGAGCAAGAACTTAAAGAATTGAAAGGTCTTCAGCAAATGTCTGAAGCATTTCCTTTTTTCAAAGAAACGATTAAGAACAATGCTCCTATCATGGATACAGAGATGGAGACTGAGGAGTTGTTCTACAATACTTTCGTTGAGAACTACGAAAAAGATATTAATCACCTCATTGAGTTTATTGCTAACGAAATTAACATCGATGAGTTAAAAACTCAAATCACTCGCAACCTAGCTCTTTGTGGTTTAGGTATTTACAAAGGATATGAGGCTGGAGAAAGCTACAACGCTGAAGCAGTAAATCCATTGTTCTTTTTGTGGGATATGTCAGCTAAGAAGCCTGACTTAACTGATGCTGAGTTTATGGGTGAGTGGTACTACATGGATAGTCCATCTATCTTCGAAAGATATCCACAGCTTACAGCGGAAGAGCGTGAGGCAATTGAGAACTATTCAAACCACACGAATCAAAACAATATGCACA